CGCAACTATCCGTGACGATTGCTTTAATCCGAATTCACGAGGTGACTTCAGCGCATAGAGTGCCTTCTCCACTTGCTTCAGATACCTCATGAGCTCGAGCGTGTATTTCGGAGTCCTAAACTGAATAACCCGAGGATCCTTGATGTCACCTGGTCCATCCACCAAACTCTTTTCTGCTTTGATGAACCCGGTCACCTTGACATCCCTAATAAAATCCATCCCCTCGCGGTCAAGAAGTTCAGATGCACTTTGGTACTTCTGCTTCTTGATACCAGTGTAGGCCGAAATTACCTCGTCACGACTTAAAGGTGCCCCCACGTCCAGCTGCTGCATCTTGCGGGATAACTCACGCCTTATCATCCCGGCTGCACGCTTGAGCACTTTCAGCGCTCCAACTTCAGGGGTTGGAACGATAGCAAGCACACGGTTTACGACACCGCGTACTTCGTTGCAGAAACAAGAATCCGCAACGGTTGTGGTCGCATTGTCGTTGGCGGTCAGCGACAACACCCTAAACACACTACGCTTCTCCTCATGAACCCAATCTGGGATCTTCCGAATGCGGCATCCATCCTTTAGTTGAATCGTTCTTAGCCAAGCTAAGTCCAACCCACCACCAGAACAGACTGCGGAAGCCATGACGGGGCCCCCTCACTTCTTAGGAGGGAGAGGAATGGCAACCCGAGGGTTGCTGAAGCGTCCCAACACACGACCGAGCCCAGCTCCCAGGGTATGGCGCCCTTGCATCCATCCCCTAAGCGACCACCTAACCGTCTCAAATGGCTTACCCGATGCTAACGCTATTGAATCATCCATATCTTGCGAAGTGAATGGATCCCTTAACACATCGAGTGCGTCCCGCTCGGAAGCCGAGATGCGGAACGCCATTGCTACGGTCAGTGCAAGAGTTGTAGGCAAGCCTTGGCTAGCTAACCTGAACTCTTTGCACCACGCAATCGCTCTGTTACGGAGCGAAAGCAGGGTATCATACGTTCTCGGCCTGAATGCGGCATATTGCGTCAAATACGCATATAGCTCCAAGCAAACAGGTCTTTGCGCATGCCTTGCATCTAAAGTCTCGCGATACGGCCTTAGATCCGCGGCTGGCAATCCGATAGTGCCCCACCTCAACTCGAAATCCTCCAAGAAGCTTGGACCCGGGACCCCATCGCGGAGCGCCGGATACGGAAATCGTATGCCAGTTAGGTGATAACTTGGGCCTACCAGTTCCCTTTCGGGACGAGTACGTATTTGGTCGATGGCACTGGCAGGTACAAGTACATACCAGGTGGGCTTGCCATCTCGATCTACACCTTTAAGCCAAGTGACGTGCTGCCCCGCACTATCACTATGCCCCGGATCAGTAGTAACCTGCCAAGGGATGTCCAAGCACTCTGCGGTCATACCCAGATTTCTCCGAGCATGATCACGTGCCCTCCAAGCACCCCTTATTGGCAGTCCTGATATCGGCGCATCGCGCACAGGAGTCACCGAGCGGGAGCTACCTCCAGGTGGGATTGGATCCCTAGGGCTAGCTATCCGCCGCGGTGGTGTTCTTGCTCGCGGTCTCCCCGCACCCGAGTGCTTCAATCCACGACCACGCCCCCGACTTGGCTGACGGGAGCGCCCTCGACGGTTGTCACGGTGACTAGAAGAACGCCTTTCGGCGCGCTTCCGGTGTCCGTGGCGCGGTGAGGTTTGCCGGCTAGGATTGTGTTTCCCTGCGGTGCGCAGATCCCTTGAGGAAGGTGCGCGTAGGCCACGTCGTTCTTGATCACTAAGGGGGTGTGCCCGGGACTGATCAAGCGGTTTTCCCCAGCTATCGTAAGCTTTCTGCCTATTCAGACATGCGGAACATAAGTTTTTCGGGCAGGACAAGCCACATCCCTTACACTTATTACCGACGTCCTTAGCAGGTTTCGCTACGTTCGCTCGCTGCAACTCCAATGATTTTCGACGCTTTGGAGCTGCGGGGTTAGAAGATCCAACACCACCCGCTTGTTCGGGACCGATACCCGAACCACTTTGAGAGGGTTCCTCAGCAAGATTGGAAAATTGGCAGCCATAACACAAAACTCCCGGAGTGGACGTAGTCCCGCCGAAAGTACTATGTGTAAGGTTACCGCATTCCCGACACTCGTTGGGGATCCTAAACCCAGGTGAAGACTCATTAGCAATCACCCGGGCTTCGGCCCTTCGCAGCGGAGATGGACTGGCGCTCCTCCCGACCCAAACCTGCATCGGAGATACAGATAAGTGCCGGTCGGCACGTGTGATATGTCGGCTTTCAG